TCAATTATTTTATTTTTAGCCTCAAAATAGTTGCAAAATAATTTGTGGTTGACGAAATCAGCGAAATAAAAAGGGTTATTAATATGAAAATTGAAGACCTGCGACAATTCACAGCGGGCGAATCCTTGACAATTACCGCCACCGCCACAACCGGAATGACCGCCGCTAAACTTATTTTTAAAAAAATTAACGTTGCCGCCATAGTTTTAACCGGTGCATTGTCCGGCGGTATTTGGACTTTCACAGCTTCAGCCGCTACCACTGCCGTATTTGCCGCCGGTGATTATACTTTTCAGATGTATGAATCAAGCTCAACTGAAAAGACCATATATTCCGCGCATCCAGTTACAATCAAGCCAAACCTTGAAACATCATCCACAGCATTCGACCCGCGTTCAGCAGATGAAATAATTCTTGAGGCGGTTATTGCGGTTATGTCTGGAACTGCCAGTCAAACACAACGGAGCGTTAGCGTTGGTGATAAGTCATTGCAGTATATGAGTTTTTCAGAACTGGCGGAAAAAAGAGCATACTTTGAAGAGCGGGTTTATGCAGCATTAGCGGAATTAGACGGCGGCGGTTCGGGTACAATTTTCACAACTTTCAGCAAGGTTTAATTTATGAAATTCAAAGAGTTTTTGCGGGGGCTTTTACCGGTAAGAATTGAACGGAGCTTCACAGGTGCAAATATTAATCGTCATACAGCAGATTGGGCATTGTCACCAGTCAAGACCAATGAAGAGCTAAAGCGTTCATTATCAATGTTGATATTGCGCTCGCGTGACCTTGCCAAAAATAATTCATACATGAAAAAATACCTTTCGCTCCGGGCGGATAATATCGTAGGCTCTGCCGGGTTTGGCTTGCAGATGCGGGTTAAAAATTCAAATGGACAGCCGGATAATTTTGCAAATCTCGATATAGAAAATGCCTGGCATCGTTGGGGCAGAAAAATAAATAAATTTTGCACTGCCTGCGGTACGATGGGTTTTGTTGAATTTTGCAAGCTGGTAGATAGAACGCTTGCCGTTGACGGTGAATGCTTTGTTCAGATTATTAAAGGCGTGAATGAATTTGGCTTAACGCTGCAAATTATTGACAGTCTTGATATTGATGTCACCTATAATGTCGAAGCGATGACAGCGGCCGGCAATCGCATTATAATGGGTATTGAGCTCGACCGCTATAACAGACCGATTGCATACCATACCAGAGAAAATAACTCAACCACTTATTATGGCGGCGACCGCGTCCGCATTCCTGCCGCTGAAATTATTCATTTGTTTGAAAAAGAATATAGCGGACAGGCGCGGGGAATACCACACGCCAGCGCGGCAATTATGGACTTGAATCAGCTTAACGGCTATCAGGAAGCGGAGTTAATCGGAGCGCGGATTGGTGCCTGCCAAATGGGTATCTGGGAAAAGCAGATTAATGGATCGCCTGTCGGAAAAATACTACCAGATAATGCCGCAGGAACTGATAACGCCTCGTATGATATGGAACCGGGCGCATTTATGCGGGCGCCGTCCGGCTATTCATTAAAGCAACTTACCCCAACGCATCCGGGCGGGAATTTTGAACCGTTCTGCAAGGCGGTATTGCGGCGGCTTGCTGGTTCGCTCGGAGTTAGTTATAACCTATTCGCATCAGACCTTGAAACCGTCAATTTTTCCAGCTTGCGCTCCGGTGCATTAACAGAACGCGATACCTGGACAACTAAACAGAATTTTTTTATAGAAAACTTTGTCGAGCAAATTTTCGATGAGTGGTTAAGAATGTATTTAATTTCAGGCTTGACAGTATTGCCATTTAGCAAGTTCAATAAATTCAATCAGGCGGAATTTCGCGGACGGCGTTGGGCATGGGTTGACCCTAAAAAGGATTTAGAGGCGGCAATAATCGCCATTGACAATGGATTAAAAGACCCTCAAAGCGTTATTGCGGATATGGGTAATGATGCGGAATTTGTGCTTGATAATCTAGCAATCTGGAAAACCATGAAAGCAGAACGCGGCATTGTCACCATTGATAATTCAAGCACTCCGGCAGCACCTCCACAAAATCAAGTTGACGAAACAGAATAATATAAAAGGAACACAGCAAAATGAAAATTGAACAAAAATTATACCGTGAATTTAGCTTTGATGCTCCCCGTATTGACGCGGAAAAGCGCACGGTAACATTTCCGTTTAGTTCTGAATTGCCGGTATCAAGATATTTTGGCGATGAAATACTCGACCATTCAGCAGGTGCAATGGATTTATCACGGCTGAATAATGGCGGCGCGTTGCTGCTTAATCACGATACAGACGAGCAGATCGGCGTGGTTGAATCGGCGTGGCTGAATGAATCAGAACGCCGTTGTTATTGCACTGTCAGATTCAGCAAGCAAGAAGACGGTGAAGAGATATTCCAAGATGTTATCGACAAAATCCGGCGCAATGTCTCTTTTGGTTATATGCCGGACGGTGAAAGCGTTCAGGCAGAACCGAACAGCACACCGGACAAGCCATCATTTAGATTTATGAAGTGGATGCCTTACGAAGTTTCAATCGTTTCAGTGCCTGCGGATGCCAGTGTTGGAATCGGCAGGGCGGCGGATGTCAACCCGGCGCAAACTGAAATTGTCGAACCTCCGGCGGCTGAAACTCCCTTAAATATTGAAGTCACAAATGAAGAAAAATCCATTAAACAAGGAAAACTTAAAATGGAAAACGAAATCAAAGAAATTAGCGCAATCGGCGCAGCGTACGGAATGGAGCGGGAAGCCCTCGCCGCTATCGGTTCAGGAATGTCTTTGTCAGACTTTCAAAAATCTTGCATGGATGCCCTCAACAAACGTTCAACCCCTGCCCCCAGTCCTAAATTAGGACTTGATGACAAGGAAGTCAAACGTTACAGCATTATGAAAGTTTTGCGCGCCCTGGCTAATCCCAGCGATGGCAAGGCTCAAGATGAAGCAAAATACGAAATTGAAGTTTCTGCTGAATGTCAGCGTCAGTTTGGCGTTTCTCCGCAGGGGATTTTCGTTCCGCACGACATTCTCGGAGCAAAGCGCGAATTTAACGCAACTACTGGAGCAGGCAGCAACTTGATTGCTACAAATCTGCTTGCTGGAAGTTTCATCGAAAAGCTCGAAAATCTGATGGTTTGCCGTCAGCTCGGAGCGCAAATTCTGGACGGATTGGTTGGCAACGTTGCTATTCCTAAGCAGACCGGAGCCGCAACCGCGTACTGGATTGCGGTCAATGCTGATATTACCGCCGGTTCAAATCCGACAATTGCACAGGTTCCGCTGACTCCCAAAACTATCGGTGCTTATACGGATATTGGTCGCGACCTGTTGAAGCAGTCCAGCTTGTCCGCTGAAGCTCTCGTCATGAATGACCTTGCAATGCGTTTGGCTTTGGGGCTTGACCTTGCCGGACTAAAAGGCACAGCCGCAAATAACCAGCCGCGCGGCATTTATAATGCTGTTGGCGTTGGTACTGTTTCAATCAGCGGCAATACTCCGACATTTGCGCAAATGGTTGAGTTTGAAACCGATGTTGACACCTCCAACGCGCTCGTTGGTAATCTCGCGTATGTTATGGGTTCAGCGATGCGCGGAACTCTGAAAACCACGCAGATTGCTACTAACTATCCGACCATGATCATGGGTTCCGATGGCATGGTTAACGGTTACAAGTCCGTTGTAACAAATCAGCTCTCCGCCGGCCAAATTATCTTTGGTAATTTCGCCGATTTAGTTTTCGGTTTATGGGGTGGACTTGACCTCACGACCGATAGAACTACCCTCGGGTTGAGTGGTGGATTGCGCGTTATCGCATTGCAGACCTGCGATGTTGCCGTCCGCCGCGCTGAATCGTTCAGTACCGCGGTTGCTGCGCAGTCCTAAGCTCTCTAAACGTAAAGGGCGGGCGGGGAGTTTTCCCCGCCTTTTTTATTGCTATGAAAATAATTATAACAGCACAAAGTAAAACGGATGCCGGGGTAGTATATCCCTCACCAATAGCGCAGGATATTGATAACGCTATGGCTTCACTATTAATCAG